CGAGGATACGAGATTCTCAAGCAGGTTGAAGCAATCACCAAAGCCTACATCATCCATTCCTCCGACCCCGTCCTGGGTGGGCACAAAGGAGATGTACTCGAGAGGATCTGCCAAGTGGTGATTGAGAAAGAGCAGAAGTTCGGGGCCCGGGACCAGTACCAGGCAGACGATCTGGTGAGGATTCTGGCATCTTGCAGAGACAACAGGTACCTGGTGGAAGTGTTCGGGCTTCAAAAGCTAACAGGTCACCCTCTGGTTGACCCGAGAGTAGGAGGAGCGTCAGCTGCAGAGGAGGCTTCAAGACCGACGCCCACCCTGTTTTCAGAAGCTCAGAAGCTCCGCAACAATTGGTGCAGGATGTATCTAGAGGGGTTCGTCAAGCGATCAGGACAGTGGCCAAGGCTGGATTTTCCTGCTGAGGCTCGTGGGACCCAACTGTACCAGCTGTTCAAGATTAGAGATCGGGACCTGAAGAGAGACTCGTACCCCCTGAGTGATTGGAACTTTGTGCGGTTCCAGAAGCACTACGAGTTCGACTACTACACCAACTTTACGGACCTAATGGACGATAAAGCCATTTCCTTCTACAGGGACGAATTCCGAGCAACCTGGGATCACAAGATCAAGCCTCGTTCTCACCGGCGCCTCCTTCTGGAAATGTTGCAGCGAGAGGAGATCTCTATCAAGAACATCATAGCAGCCGTGGAGGCGGGTGATGTTCCTTCCAGCTGGCTCATCGTCAGCCTGTACCCAAAAGAGAGGGAGTTCAAGCTTGCAGCCCGGATGTTCAGCATGATGGTCTTCGAGATGAGGGTGTTCTTCACAGCTCTTGAAGCTAACCTAGCGGACCACATTTACCCCAACCTGCCTCAGCAGACCATGACTCTGTCCCGGAGTGCTATCATGGAACGGTTCTTCAATCTCAGCAGACCATTGTCAACACCCGACCGCGAGAGACTGTACATTGAGGTTGATTTGACTCGCTGGAACCTCCGCTGGAGAGACCTTCCCATCAGGATGATAGGGATGGATGTCGACGATATCTTCGGGACTTCAGGTAGATACACCTTCGTCCATGAGTTCTTCCGGTCGTGCATGATTCTAGTCCGAGTCAAAGGATATCCTCCTGAGAACTACGAGCAGGACCCGCCCCCAGAGTCGTCGCTGCTGTGGTACAACCACGAAGGAGGATTTGAGGGGATTGCCCAGAAGCATTGGACCCTGGCAACGTACTCTATGATCGACTTGGGGATGGAGAATTTTCCTCTCGAGTACTCTATCATAGGACAAGCAGACAACCAGGTTATTTTGGCAACGGTGACAGTGCCCGCAACAGTGGACAGGAAGGAGTACATGCGGAGCCTGTCCTCTAGGATAAAGAGGGAAATCTCTCTG